TAATGTTATTGTTAAAGATAAAGCAGTACCATTAGCCACAGTATTTTGTGGATACTTATATCAAACCGAAGAGATAGAGCAAGCCAAAACTATGTTGCTTGAAATACTAACTCTTAACCCAGACTATGCACTAGCAAAACTATTAAGCCGAGTATTCCTGGCTGAGTGGCCAGCAAGTGAGTTTGGTAAAATGGCACAACGACTACACTCTAGTGTTGTTGATACTATTTACGCAATAGATAGTGAGGAAGTAAGCAATGACAAGTGATACTCTTATACACGGAGCCGTGCGCAAGAGTGCATGGCACAAGGCAGGTATAGCAGTCGAAGCAACATCAGCCAGTGAGGTAGCCAGTCAAGCAGGATTAGACTGGTCAGTATCACTACATGAAATCGAAGCAAACTATCAGATACCAGGCAACGAATCAATTAGTCGTATCCCAATTGATAGTAAAAAAGCAGTTATCAAAACCATGCCAACAGGTGAGACAACACCCATTGGTGTAGTAGGTAATCGTTACAAAGTATTTCAGAATGCAGAAATCTTTGGTGCACTAGATAACTTAATTGATTCTGGTGGACTTAGATACGCAGCCGCAGGTGAGTATGATGGTGGTGCAAAGGTATGGATGTTAATGGAAACTCCAATGGAAATGACCATTGCAGATGACCCACACTCAGCATTCTTATTAGCCAAGACTAGCCATGATGGTAGTAGTTCAGTCATTATTAAACCAGTGATTGAGCGTTTGTTTTGTATGAATCAAATCAATAAGATATACAGAAACAATAACAAGTATACTTATACATTAAGCCATACAACTAATGCAACACTATCAGTATCAGAGATTGCTAACATCATACGATTAACATATGATATGGCTAATGATTACACTGCACTAGCAGATACATTACTTGATAGAAAAGCAAGTCATGAACATGCTAAGAATTATTTCAAACGTGTGTTCCCACTACCAACCAAAATAGAGGAAGCACCGTATCACCTGCTATCAACAGGCGAAAAGAAACAATTCAATAATGCAATCAATGCTAGAACTAAATCATTTGATATTTATGCTACCTCTCCTACACAAGAAAACATACGAGACACAGAGTTTGGTATGTGGCATGCAGTTGTAGAGTGGGCTGACTACAATGCTAAGGGTAAAAACCTAGCAGTTAGCACAATGGCTGGTCGTAATGATGCAGTTAAAACTAGAGCACTTGAATTATTGGAAGTGTAATGGAACATATAACAGAACATAAATGCCCTTGTTTACCTTGTCGCCAAGATAGAGTAAGGGCATGGGTAGGTAAGTTACTTGATGCTGGTATCCCCGCTGATAATATTATGATGGAGATTAACCAGTATGGTGGCAAAGTAATTATTTATTCAGGTAATGAAGATAGAAGTTGCCATCATTTACACAAAGAAAAATGGTGCTATCAATTTAATGATAGGTCATTTGATTTTGCAATGACATGGTGGTATGCTCACGGAGCAAGACAACTACAAAAGGAGATGGCATGACAATGTACTATACAGAACTAGATGGTACTGAACCAACAGTATCTACACAGGTAGGTGGTGTTAAGTACACCTTTACCAATGACTCGCTTACTAGATTAATAGAAGAAAAAGAAACTCTTAAAGCAGAATTATTAGGTGCAGAGCGTAAGTTTAGAAGTGCTCGCAATGATGTAAAAGAGTTCTTTCAATCAAGGTATGAACCTGACCAATCAGAAATTTTATGTGAAGTAGGAGATGTTAATGAACTCCTTATAAGCATAGGTACTGAGCAACTAACTACATCATGGTCAGCAACAGTTACTATCACAGCCACAGTTACAGGTATAGAAGCACCTAATGCAGAAGCAGTCAAAAATATGTTAGATGATACTTTTGAAATCAACATGTCAGTTGATGGCGATGTATGGGTTGATGACATTACGGTTGAATCAGTATATCCTGAAGCCTAATGTGATACACTAATCTTGAGCAGCCCTGGTTTCGGCTATCTCCTTTCTCAGGGCTGACTCATAAAGGAGAATATGGCATCGTTAGAAATAGAACGAGACAGATACGGCAGACCACTAGTAGTCCCGCCAACAGGCGGCAAACCAGTAGCCTATACACGGGCAACTACAATTGCCAATTCATTAGATGATGCATCAGCATTAGTAGCATGGAAAATGCGGATGGCAGCAATAGGTTTAACTACACGGCCAGACATATTGCTATCTATTAGTGCAGCACAAGAAGATAAGATGGCAGTTAACTCTTTGATTGAATCTGCAATGGAAGTAGCAGGAGCAAACAAAGCAGCCAACATAGGTACAGCCATACACGCATTAGCAGAACGATTAGATTTAGGGCAAGATTTAGGTGTCGTACCACCACAATGGATACCAGACATCAAAGCATATGAAGAAGCAACTAAAATTCTCAACAATAAGTTCATTGAACAGTTCAGTGTGCTAGATAAATACAAGATTGCTGGTACACCAGACAGACTTGTTGAGTATAACGGTGAGTTATTTATTGCTGATATTAAGACAGGTCGAATAGACCATCCTAATAACATAGCAATACAATTAGCAATCTATGCTAACGGCTTGCCGTACGATGGTGCTACGGCAACCCGTAGTACATGGGGAGATGTAAACAAAGAGAAAGCAATCATTATCCATTTACCTGCAGGAACTGGCACATGTAAGTTAGTGTGGGTAGATATTAAAGAAGGCTATAAGGGTTTACAATTATCCATGAAAGCAAGAAAATGGAGAGACCAAAAAGGTCTTTCTTATTCATTCGAACAGGAGAACAAATAGTGTCTCACTCAGAAGCACCAATCAGTATCACAATCAAGACAGCATCAGGTAGTTTAGTAACAGTCCGTGCAAGCAGCGGAGAGGAACTAGACCAAGTGGTTGCAACAGGATTAGCAGCCATCACATCAGCCACAACAGAACTAGAACAAGCAATTCGTGGCACAGTACCAGCACCTATGACAGTAGGAACAATTGCATCAGCACTAGGCGCAAGCATTTCACCAATGGATAACTCAACTGCAACGCTTAGTGGACGCAACTGCCCACATGGAAAGATGACTGCCATTCAAGGCACTGGTAAAGATGGCTCAATGTATCGTGGTTACTTTTGTGGTGCACCTAAAGGTGCCTTTGATAAATGCAAGAATGTTTATCTAAAGACAACAGACGCAGCATGGAGTACCTTCGTAGCAGAACAGGTTAAGTGAAAACCCTTAGACGCTCAATCAGTAAAGCAGAAGTGGGGGGCGAACCACTGCCCCCTGCTTTCCAAGCATTTGAAAGAGCGGGAATCATACTACGCAGAGCAGAGGTAACAGTAATAGCAGGCACTCCAGGTGCAGGCAAGTCATCAATTGCATTAGCAATTGCTGCCAGAACTAAACTACCAACGCTTTACTTCAGCGCAGATACCAATGCACATACTATGGCTATGCGTTTGATAGCAATGGCTGGTAACATGAGCCAGCAATCAGCAGAACAAATACTAAAGAAAGACCCAGACAAAGCAAATGAAATACTATTACTAAACAATCATTTGTTTTGGTCATTTGAATCTACACCTACACTAAAAGATTTAGATGAAGAAGTATCTGCATTCGAAACAGTATGGGGTAGAAGCCCTACACTTATAGTTGTAGATAATCTTATGGACATAGCAATGGATGGACACGAAGAGTTCCAAGGTATGCGTGCTGCAATGAAAGAACTTAAGTATCTAGCCAGAGATACTAATGCTGCCGTGTTAGTACTACACCATACTAAAGAAGGATTCGAAGGTTATCCTTGTCAATCACGCTCATCTATTCAAGGATTAGTTAATCAAATACCAGCAATGGTATTAACTATTGGACAAATGAAACAAGGAGATGACAACTTCTTATGTGTAGCCCCAGTTAAGAATCGTTATGGTAAGGCAGACCAGACAGGTAATAACTATGTTACATTATCATTTAATCCAGAGTCTATGCATTTAGATGATGTTATGATTAGGTACACAGCACAACAGGAATTACTATGAGTAATCCAGCCAAGGCTAAAGGCAGTAGAGCCGAGGCAGATGTCGTAAAGTGGCTTAAAATCAATGGTTTTCCTTATGCTGACAGGCGAATAGCAGGTGCCCAACTAGACAAAGGAGATATCAGTGGTGTTAATGGAGTAACAATAGAAGTTAAAGACCACTATCGTTTAGATTTATCTACATGGATAAAAGAATTAGAAATAGAAATAAAGAATGACAAAGCATGGACAGGCACAGTACTACACAAACGCAGAGGCAAAGGAGATGTAGGAGAATGGTACGCAACAATGCCAGCAAAAGTATGGATAGAATTAATTAGGAAGATTAATGGACAAACATGATATCGTTGCCTATCTAAGTTACATAGGCGCCACCCTGCCAGCGGAGGGGCATGGTTGGCGCAAAATGCGTTGTCCTTTTCATGGTGATAAGCACGCATCAGCAGCACTTAACTTTGAAGATAAAAGATTTAAATGTTTTGGTTGTGAAGCACAAGGTGATGTGTATGATTTAATTATATATAAACAAGGAGGTAATTACAGTGAGGCTATCAAATTCGCAGAGAGCATTTCTCTTGCAGGCAACAGAACAATACGCTCAACACATTCATCTAGCGGAGGAGTACCTTTTAAGCCGTCATCTGTCGGTAGACGAAGCAAAAAAGTTTCACTTGGGGATAGTGAAGGACGCTCTTCCAGGACACGAGAGTTATAAGGGCAGGCTAGCCATACCATACATCACACCATCAGGTGTGGTAGATATTAGATTCCGAACTCTTAATAACAATCCAGATGAACCCAAGTATATGGGTATACCTGGTGCTAAAACCACAATGTTTAATGCACAGACAGTACTAACTGCTGGCAATTATATATGTGTAACCGAAGGTGAGTTAGATACAATAATCTTAGAAGCCAAAACAAAACATTCATCTATAGGTATACCTGGAGTTAATAATTGGAAACCTTATTATAGTAAGATACTAGATGACTTTGAAACAGTAATTGTGTTAGCAGACGGAGACAATGCTGGCTTAGAGTTTGGTAAGAAACTAAGTAGAGAACTACCTAATGTTAATCTAATGCAAATGCCAGAAGGGCATGATGTTAACAGCATCATAGTACAAGAAGGAAAG